AGACCTGTGACGATGTCTTTTGGAACATCAAGACCTTGAAGGATTCTTTCAAGAACGCGATCTGCACGCTGTGCAAGTGCGGGGTCAAATGAACGCTCAAACTTGAACTGCTTGATCTTGTCGCCAAGTTCAGCAGGTCCGCGAATGATCAAAGGAACAACTGCGCTAGCAGAGTCCTCATCACGAATAGGCGTTGTCATCGCATCAATGAGTTGATCTTCGAATTCATCGCCTGCTTCTTCAGGAGTGAAGTCTGGGTTCAAATCGCCTGAATCATCGTATGGATAATCAGGATCTGGAGACGCGGCAACAGACAAGCCGTCAGGAAGATAAAGAGCGCCTGCATTCAATCGAGAACGTGCTGTAGCACGGAACGTACGGTTCAACAACAGTAGTTCAGCGCAAAGGTCAAGAAGACCACGTAGCGACGAATCAGCTTCTTCAGAAAAACGAGGGTGCGCGCGCCAGATACGTCCAACGAAAGCATTTGACGGCAAACCGACAATTCCTTTTGCATTACGTGCTGCGGTGCCGTTGTTGCCGAGAAGATCGCGGCGAGGAACAATGCCATAGCCGTTCTTAGAGTCAACTTGTACTTCGTCTACAGAACGAATGTCCCATGACTCTGTGGTACCAGATCCGAGACGCGCTGGCATCTGCACTAAGTAGCACTCTCCGGTCACGGAAAGGTTTAGTGCGGCATCGCGTAGCAAACCTGCTTGACCGCCATACGCTGAGTCGAGACGCCCTAGAGCGCGTTCTGCAGCTGATGCTAAGCGCTCATCGAGCTTGCTGCTACTGCGAACAGGCACTGGGCTTTCGGCAGGATTCTCTACAACTGCTGCATATAAACGAATGCGAGAAACAACCGACGCGACTAAGCTAAATGCGTATTTAACTTCGCCAATAGCGTCGTAGTATTCCCAAGCTTCTGACTGCCACGCACTCGACGCAGAGTTGCGGCGGTTCTTAAACATTTCAGCCTCGCCCTTATCATTGAGTCTGATCTGAACTGCGGCGGCTGTAATAGCACGAGGAACTGAATAAGGAACTGACTGAGCAGGCGTGACGCCCGGTGGAAAGACGAAAGGAGCAGTTATTGACGTAGTTGTCTGCCTTGCACGCGGTTGCGCGCGGCGGCTTGGACCATCTGGTTCTCGGCGGAAAACGCCCACTTTAACTCCTCGTCGTTAGGAACGGAGTCGGTGCCGTGCTTTCGCACTAAGTCAGCCGACGCGGCTCAGTAATCCCGTGACTGCTGATAAGGCAAAAATACCTAGGACAGCAATCACTGGTGTTGGTGCTATTCTATACACACTTAAGACCAGTGTTGATACCCAAATACTTGAGCACCAGTCGCACGTAATTAAATAGCCAATTCCTTCGTCTTCTGGAGGAAATTTCTTCCAAATCTTGTCACGTACTTTATTTAGCACAACGTCAGTTGTAACTAGTCGTGTAATGCGGAATACCGCAAGGGCCATAATTATGTAGTCAATTGTTTTCATTTTGTCATTCTGTAGGGTCGTTTATTGAGTTGAGGGTTTTGTACGGATTCCATGTCCGCAATTTGCTTCCACAGCCGCAGCCAGTGTCTTTCTTAAACGCAAGTGCTTTGCCAGTGAGCGTCATGACTCGTGATGTGCCGGATTTATCAATAGTCAATGTCGCTGGGTCGTATTGTTCGCGGAAGATCAAAACAGGGCCGCTGGATGAGTCAGCTCCAATGAGAATCATGTCATTAGTAAGGATTAGACGTACTGGTTCTACGCGGCGTGAGTCTCTGTACTTTTTTGAGTCTGTAATAAGCAAGTTCTGGACCTCGTCTGCGGGGACAACGTCCGGCGCGGTGACGATTATTGCCGTTGGAAATACATCGTGGATAATTCTAATTCCGGTCATCTTCCAAGCCTTCTTGCCATTGCCCGGTACGTGACGCCCGCGGCTTTGGCTAATTCTGTCACTGTTATACCTTCACTATATAGACGTTCGCAGAGCTCTGTGAGCTTGATGTTCGACTCGGCGTAAATACCAGTGGGATTGGCTCGAGCGCGATAACGCTGTGCGAGTGGCGACAAGTACTGGATCTCTGAGAGGTCCTTGGCAGAAATAGCCGAGGGCGTAGGAGTACGGCGATACTCTCGTGTAGGTGCAAGGCGTGATTTTTCCGCTGCGCTGAAGGTAGATAGAGAAGAAGAAGGAGAGGGAGGAGGAGGGAGGGTGTTTGTGCGGGGCGGGGCCGTTACCCATGAATATATAGTTGAGCGTTGCTTGGGCGGGTTGAACGCATTCCCAATTGCCGCAAGGGTCCAGCCTGCCTGGTACAACTGCCGAACTCGCGACATGCGATCTAGCTTAGACAGCTCGCGCAGAAAAAGCCGTTCCTCAGGAGGTATTACTTGCTTCACTTTCGACACAGCTTTATCGTATCACCTAATGTACAATTTCAGGGCCTGGAGGTTCAATTTTTTTATAACGCCTAAAGTCAATCCCAGAGTCTTTTACGTATTTTTCGTACAGTTCTTTACTAGGGGCCCCGGCAAAACCAAATCTTTCGCCACGCAGGTACTCGAATGAGAGGTTGTTTACCCAGCGCTCTTTGTCGTCATGCGCATGTGAGTCGAGGTGCGTTTGAAGACCTGTCGGAAATACATCAGACTGGAAATCGCCGTTAGGTAGATTCTTTGAAAGAGTCGAAGTTACAGCCGTGTCACTGCTAAAGAATCTGTATCCACGCGTGTATGCACGTAGCGCGAATAGCTCTTGCTCTGGAAGGTACATCGTAAATGGCTCATACGACACGTCGTAGATGATACTGCTCGACGTAAAAACTCCCGCACTAGCGTTCATAGTGTAGTGCTCTTGGAACTTGTCAAGGAATCGCGGCTCAGATGCTCTTGAATCGTCGTGCACCGCATCGCCATTGCCGTCCACAGTAAATGGCTTTCCAGCAGTGTTAGCTGAGTCAAGGTAGAACGACAGCCTGTGCGTACTGCCTGGTTCGTACGCATGAAGCTCGTGCCAGTACTGTGATGTCGCTATTACTGGCTTTTCAACGTGAGACGCGAGCAAGTCGTAGTCATCACGCATAATAGTGTCCCAGCCTGGTACAAAGAAGTTGTGCGCATCTATCTGCATGTAGTACTCTTCATTTTCGTGAAGAAGAGATGCATTTAAGCGGCTAATACTGACGCCTGGCGGAAGATGATATACGGCGTTAGTGACGCGCACATTTTTGAACCTTGAAAGATCCTCAAACTTGTTGGGCGCGCTCTTTTGATTGTGGATCCCAAAGAAAACACGGGCAGGGTCATCAGCCTTCTCATACGCATCTTCTACGGTAGCCTCAAGGAACGGCTCATCATACGCCGGCACCCCAACAAAAATCTTGCCGTTACGCGGTATATTGTTACTCACAGTTGTTAGTTTTGCATACCTGCAGCGGAAAATTTGCGCTTTGCTTTTCGCACAATACGCTTGCGATTCTTTTCAGCTCGTTTTACGCCACTAAGTGCTGTTTGCAGGGTGTTTTTTCTCATGGGTGTCATCGTACAACATACATCGGCGCAGCGGAATGTTTGGTACAAGACTAGGGGGAATTGTACCTTAACGTTTAGTTGACTTTGGGGATTGTACAGAATCGGGGGAATCGTACTTTATGGTAACTGAGCTTGGCCTGCGAGAGTCCAGACGTTGTTTTTCGGGCCTTTTATAAACGTTTCCATTTATTTTTTGGGATAAAAATTTTTTCTTGTGCGCGATCGAAAAAAATAAAGCGTGTTGCTTATATACGCAGGCGCTTTGCTATGCACCTGCCAGTGTAGCAAACAGGCTAGGGCTATTGCCAAGAAGTACTAGTACATGAGCAATGCCAAAAGGTTTAAGTGTTTGATATTAGCAATGAGAGTCTTATTAAGACATGAGTACTAATTATTGCTATGACATGACAAGTAGCTACAAGACATACGAAAGTAGCAGACACTAGGTGGTGCCTGCCAATGCTATAGACATATTGAATGTGCAATGATTTGTGGTCATACAAAGTGTTTCATGTCATGTTAAGTGGCCTAAGTGTGCACGCCTTAAGAAATCTGGATATCTGGCATCTAGCGAAATCCTGTGATGTAGGCATGTTTATGTCAGTTTTGTAGGCTAGGCAGGCCTTACTAGCGCAGATAGACAGTTTGTATGTCACTGCATTACGTATATGGCGGCATTGACTACAATGCAGCAGCGCGTGCGCATTAAAAAGTAGAATAAAAAGTGCAACAGGTCAATAATCGATGACGACCACTAAATATTTGACCGCATACCCGCATACCCGCATACATGTGTAGACAGACAGCAAAGGCGTGCACTGCTAGTGCAGCACACGCCTCCGCATTGGTAAGTCTGTCAGCTAGGGGTTGACCCGCACGTTGCTATCGTTCTTAAACAAATGCTCAAGTGTAGACAAGTCAGCAATGCCTGTAACCGCAACGTTGATTGATTGCTGGAACTCTTCAACCGCGCTCTTCGTGAGGTCACCGTACCAGCCATCCTTGTCAGCGCCCGCAACATGATACCCGAGCTCGACAAGACGGCGCTGCACATGGTGAACGGTAAGAGACTTTTGGCTGTACGCGTTCTTGTACACGCACTTCGAAGCGAAGACGTCGTCAACCGCACCACCACTGACTGCCATGCCCGCACGCGATTGCGTGTCGACAGATGCAGGAGCAG